GCAGGTCCGCGCCACACAGGTCCGCGCTACTCAGGTCCGCGCCACGCAGGTCCGCGCCACGCAGGTCCGCGCTACTCAGGTCCGCGCTACTCAGGTCCGCGCTACTCAGGTCCGCGCTACGCAGGTCCGCGCTACTCAGGTCAACCTTGTTCTTGATGGCAAGGCTGAGCGTCAGCTTCATGGAGTTCTCTTCGGCGTCACGCTCGAAGAGAACCGAAAGATTCCAGCGATGTTTGATTTGCAACAGCATTTGGTTCTCCTCGATTGATGCGCCAGAGCGCGGAATATTAGGCAGCCAGCTTCAGCGCCTGACGTTGCAACTTCGCTTGCTGCTTCGCGCCGAAGTGCGGGGTGTACTTGCTGCGGGATTCCTTCGGGCCGTGCACCTTGTGAACGCCACGACAATCCATGGCGACGGTGTGGCTCGATGACCCGAACGGAATGCCGTCGCCGCGTCCGTGACCGCGTGACTTGTACGGGCCGATGCCTGCCATTGCTTGGCGTTGCGCGGTGCCGGCGAGGCTCATTGCCGCAGCAATCGCGGCCATCATCATGTTTGCTCGTGCGAATGCGTTTCCTTGCATGTCCTTCTCCTGTGTAGTCCTAATCTCACCGCTGAGAGCGGCGCTCTGGGTAATCTGTTGCAGCATTCACGGAGGCGCGCTTCACTATCAGGGAGCCGATACTTGCCTTTCTCCTTTTACGTGCGCTTTGACCAGCCAGAACTAACCGACTGTTGCAGCACCACCTGCCGACAGATCGGTCAGGGAAGATACTCACGCTTCTGGCTATGACGGGAGTGAAACGCGCTTTCGTGAAAACTGGTAAAGCTTCGCAGCAGCCATGCAACTCCCGGTGAACCGGCTCATGGTCTGCTGCGGTACATATCGATCTTCCTCATGTTCTATAGCCCCATCTGGGAGCCAGGCAATTGGTCGATAGGCCCCGATCTTTTCAGCGGTAGGGCGTTGAGCGCTCCCTTGCGGGTATCTCTTCTGTCAGGGTTAAAGAACTTCGCCAGTCCGGCTCTGCCGGGGCGGGTGCTACGGTGCTGTTTTGCTGCTACCGCATGTAGTCGTGCGAGTAGTTGCCGACTTCAATCAGGTCAAAACCGTTTGCAGGGATGACAACGTAGCCGCCGTCCTTCGAGAGAACGACATTCACATACGCCCGGGCAACATCACGCTTCAAGCCACGGTTGCGGAGTTCTGACACCGCAGACGCCTTGCTGAAGCAATACTTCATCGCGTTGGCGCCGGTATATGAACCGTGGCCGATGCGGATGACCGTCTTCGCTGCTTGGGCCTGCTGGCTCATCTCGTTCCCCTGGCTGTTTTCGGTAGGGCTGCTGCTTGCAACCCATGTAGAGAAGATTACCCGCAGGTAACTGAACGTGTCAATACCTGTGGGTAAGTATTTTTCAGAAAGATGTAACAGCCAAATCGCAGACGCAAAAAAGCCACCGCAGAGGGTGGCTTTAGCATGTTTGGGACTGCGTATTTCGTTTAGAGCGAGGCGCCCTTTAGGGCGCGAACAGCCATCAACAAGTGATAGGTGATCTCGTCGAGGGTATCTGCGGGGTCGCGCCGATCTAGGGGCAAATTCAGGGGAGGGTATTTCTTGCGTTTGTATTCATGTAGGTCCATGACATGGCTATTTAGTGTGGGGGTTTCCTCGGTCATTCTTTCGCCTCTCAGTAGGTTCCAAACGGGTCTGTAGGAACTCTTCGGCCCTGTTAATCAATTCCCTGTTACCCGCCTGATCGACATCATGCGCCCGGTAAAACTCGTACGCAACTTCCATCATTGCGTGGGATGACCGGAACATTTTACGCATTGGCTCTCCGAGCACGTCCAGACGCCCGATGAGAGAAATCAAGTCATTTGCGGCGTTGCTTAGAGGGGATATTTGGCCTCTATTCGAGGGTTTGTCCACCCCATTTTCTATTGTCTGATTGTTTTCGGAAATCCCATCAAGCCATCCATGCGGTAACTTAAAAGCTTTCTCTGTGGCATCGACGATATCTTCGCCGATACGCTTCCGGCCCTTTTTACCCTCTTCCCATAGAACACGATTTACATAGGAGGCGTCTTTTTCGATACGTCGCGCCAGTTCAGCCGTCACCCCTCCGCATTGTTCATCACGGAGTTGTATCAATCGAAGGCGGCGGATCTCGTATTTGTCCATACCGCAATTTCGCCACTTAGTTACTTGTGGGTAAATTGCCTGCGGGTATTGACAATGAGTTACCCGTGGGTAATCATTGGGCATGGAAAAGCTCAGGACCTACCTCAATGAACGCAGCGTCGCGGAGCAAATTGCTTTCGCGATCGGTTGCGGCACGAAGCTCGGATACTTCCGCAAGGCGCTCAGCGCCAAGCAGAAATTCAGCGAGGGCTTGTGCATGCGCATAGAAGCTCAGTCTGACGGCCAGGTCAGGTGTGAAGATCTGCGCCCCGATCTGGACTGGACATTTCTTCGAGCAAGCCAAGCCAAGCCCCAAGCTGCGTAAAGCAAAGAATTCAGCGCTCAGTACCCCTAAGCGCGTAACAGCGTCTCCCCGGATCGCTTCCCCGTTTATGGCGATCTGGCTTGCCAAGGTTCCGGCCTTGGCTCTTTTATTCGATGTGTAGCAGTAGATGTTTTTCATTTTTTGAGTGGCTGACCTTGTGTCGGCTTTTATTTGACCCTTTTTAGCCTCTCAACACCACACAACAACTATGAGAAACGTTGCGGAGTCCACCCAGATAAGCCTTCCGGTCGAGGTCCGCCCGGAAGAGGTGATGCGAAAACGCACGCTCGGGGATGCCATTGAACTGTGCGCCGACCTCAGCATGTTCGACAGCGACAAGAAGTTGATCGACGAACTTGGTGGCGACAAGGCCCAGTTCTCACGCTGGAAATCCGGTCAGGAAGGAATCGTGTGGACGAAGTTTGTGAAGCTGATGGACGTCTGCGGAAACGATGCGCCTTTGCTGTGGATGCTCCATCAACGTGGCTACGACCTGTACAGCCTGCGCCGCCAGGAAACAGAACTTGAGCGCGAACTTCGGGCTACCCGCGAAGAGTTGGCGCAAGAGCGGGCAGAGCGCGAGATCGAGCGCCGCCTGTTCCGCGATATCCGGAGTGCAGCATGACCATCCCTCAAGCCCACGACATCATCAGCCTCGCCCGTCTTGACGCTATCAAGCGTGCTCATGGCGACTTCGACACGACCATCTTCGAGATGACGCTCATCGCTCTGCGTAACAAGGAAGTGATGGATGCGCTGCTCTTGACGGCTGGATCGCATGTGAGGACGGCATGAAAACCGTCTTCTCTCTTTTTTTCCCGATCGTCGGTAATAGAGAACGGGCACGTTTTTTCCTAGTTCGGGCAAACGTTCTACACAGACGGTTGGACCGTCTCGCAGCCTCCCCAGCAGCTCTTGTTGGTGCGCTGGTGGCTTCGGGTGTATGGGCAGTTGCTGTTCTCGTGTGGTGGCTGTGATGACGACTTTCGGCGAACGACTTCGTACGGCGATTGAGGTGCATCAGGCGATCTCGATCACTGAATATGCGCGGCAAACCGGATTCACGCTGGCGAACTTGTCGCACTTCATGTCGGGTCAGCGTCAACCGAGGCTACCTTCGCTCGTGATTCTGGTTGCGGCGTTGCCTGATGTGGATGTGCGCTGGCTGGTGACGGGCTTGGCAAGTTAGGCAGCACCCAAGGAACGGAAATGGAATGGTTCAGGCTGTACGGCGAATTCGCGACTGACCCGAAAGTACAAAGCATGCCGGAAGTCATGCAACGTCGCTTGTTGATGTTGTTTTGCCTAACGTGCAATGAAACTCTTCATACATTGAAAGATGAGGAGATCGCGTTCGCCCTTCGCATAAGCGAGGACGAGCTCGCCGATACGAAGCAACTCTTCATGAAGAAGAACTTTGTCGATGACTCATGGGCGATCGTCAAGTGGGATGTTCGGCAGATGCCTTCCGACGTAAGCAAGGGTCGGGTGGCCAAGTATCGGGCCAATCGAAAGGCTCTTGGGCTAAGCAGTAACGGTTACACAAAGCACAGTGACACCGTTATGTTACGTGACGGTCACGCTTGTGTGTACTGCGAATCGACTGAAAATCTCTGTATCGATCACGCATACCCCGTTGCGCTCGGTGGGAACGACGATGTCGAGAACTTGGTCTGCGCTTGTAAGGCATGCAACAGCGGTAAGGCTGGTAGGACTCCTAGCCAAGCTGGGCTTACATTCAAGAACAAAAGGACTGAATCCATCTGGAATGGTTGGATGGAATATAGGGGTGTAACGGTTACTGTAACGCCCCAGAGTAGAAGAGAAGAGATAAGAGAAGAAGAGACAAGAGGTAAACCAAAAACAAAACCGCCGCGCGTTCCGCGCTTCGATGCGCAAGCGCATCTCGTGTCTCTCGGTGTCGAACCGAAAGTCGCTGCGGATTGGCTAACGCAACGCAAGGCAAAAAATCTTGAGCCGACCGAAACCGCGTTTGACGCGACGGTGACCGAAGCCGAGAAAGCAGGTTTGTCCCTGAACGACGCCGTGAAGGAATGCTGTGCGAACGGTTGGGGGGGATTCAAAGCGAAGTGGCTACAAAACGAAATTGCAAGAGGTGGGGGAGGCGGTGGGACCGTCACCTCGCTGAACAAGCAGGAAGCGTTGGAAAAAAGAAACCGAACAATCGCGATGGAATTCGCCCAGGAGCTACAGCATGCAAACAAGTGACAACGAGCAGTTCGTGGCCCTGATCGGCGACGTGTACGCGTTTTACCGGCAAGACTTTTCGCGTTTCGCCGCTGGCGTCTGGCTGCAAGCCATGCAGCCCTTCGACTTCCGCGCGGTTGCTGACGCGCTGAACAAGCACTGCGTCAACCCGGACAACGGGCAGTACCTGCCGAAGCCTGCCGACATCGTGAAGATGCTGCAGGGCTCGACGCAGGACTCGGCACTCGTCGCGTGGTCGAAGGTCGACGCGGCAATCCGGATGCGCGGCACGTACGTGAGTGTGGTTTTCGATGACCCGATCATTCACCGTGTGATTCTCGAAATGGGTGGCTGGGTGCAGATCGGCGGGAAGGGCGAGAAGGATATGCCGTTCCTGCGTAACGAGTTTGTAAATCGTTATCGCGGCTACAAGATGCGCAACGAGACCCCGGAATACCCGCGCGTGCTGATCTGCATCGCAGAGGCGCACAACAATCAAGAGGGGTTCGAATCGGCGCTGCCAGTTTTGATCGGAGACCCGGAAAAGGCAAAGGCCGTGTTGCTCGGCGGCACGACGAAGCCACTGATCGGCTTTACGCAATTGGATGCCAAGGAAGCTGTCGTGTTGCGGCTGGATGATGCGAGGAAGGCTTCGTGATAACCAACGGGATGCGTTCTCTTCAAGCGCTCGGCCGCCTGAAGACTGGCGTCATGAACAAAACCGAAGCGGCATACGACAAGATGCTTGCGGCTCGCAAGTTCTCTGGCGAGGTGCTCTGGTATCGCTTCGAAGGCATCAAATTCCGCCTGGCCGACAACACTTTTTATACACCTGACTTCGCCGTGATGCTGGCCGACGGCGCGCTTGAGGCGCACGAAGTGAAAGGGCATTGGCTTGACGATGCGAAAGCGAAGATCAAGATCGCGGCGGATCAGTACCCGATCCGATTTATCGCGGTCAAGGCGAAAACCAAGAAAGACGGCGGCGGTTGGGCTGTCGAGGAGTTTTGAATATGGCCCGTCCAATCCCAAGCGAGAAGAACATGATTCTTGCCCAGATCATCAACATGATTTTTGACCAAGGACCGATTTCGTCGGCTGATATCGGCGAGCGCATTGACCGGTCGCGCGAATACGTCGACTTCTATATCCGCCAAGCACGCAAGATGGGTCTCGCGCATGTGGACATCGTAGCCAGCAGAGGGTTGCGCCACTCCGTGAAATTGTTCGTGTTCGGCCCGGGCGAGGATTCGATCGAGCGCACGCATACGGTTCTGACGCAGACGCAGCACAAGCCGCTTCAGGAAGTTTTCGTGCCGCGACATGACGAAGCGATGCTCGCATTTTTCGGGAGGGCTGCGTAATGGCTGCTCGTTGGAGTCCGGAGGAATTGGCGATCCTCTCGGCCATTTGGAAGTCGCCTGTACCGGTCAAGGACCAGATGCATTTGCTGCCCGGGCGCACGGAATCAACGGCCTGTCATCAGGCTGCTCGACAAGGGTTGGGCGAGAAGCGGCGTGGCGTATCGAGGTTTATCGAAGAGATCGAGCAACTCCTTAAGGATGGTAAATCGCGATCAGCAATGGCGGTTTTCAAGGAGATAGATATCAACCTCGGACATGTTTGGAAGATGTTGAACCGGCTCGTGAAAGAAAATCGCGCTCACATTACGCGCTGGGAACAGGTCTGCGGTAATGGCGTTTGGCAGGCCGTGTATTTGATCGGAGAGGGCGTCAGCGCGCGCAGGCCCCAGAAGATGACGCAGAAAGAACGCAACGCGCGCTTCGAGCGAAAGGCCGACCCGCTTGAACTTCAAATCCGCCGGCAGCGCTACACGTTGCGCCAGAGGAAAAGTGTTCCAAAGCGCGACCCATTTATCGCCGCTTTTTTTGGGGAAGCCGCATGACCCCCGACTTTTTGCGGCACCTACAAACCATCCCCGGATCCTGTTCGCAGCAGGTCAAGGAAAACCATTGGCGTACTTGGACCGTGGCTCAAGCCGCCCTAATAGCCGAGAGCGGTGCGCCAGTCTTGATAACAACGCTGCCCGTGCAGCAGAGAGCGGAGGTTTTGTGAGCCAATCAAATATTCGGCGCCTTATCGTTGGCAGTCTCGGCTTGGGAACTGCTGCGATTGCGGCCTACTTGAATACACACGGACAGGACGCCTATTTCCTGTGGATGGGCGTGTTGTTCTGCTTTTTGACGGTGTTGTCATGAGCGACGAAAGCGAAATCAACGTGTTCCGTGCACTGGACTTCATCCGGGACCAGGCCCCGGCTTATGCCAAGGCCAAATCAGAGCGCATCTACTTGGAGGAATTTCGTAAATCGAAGAAGGCCTTATTGATGCGTGGCGCTGAGATGAGGGGCCATAAGGCGGCCGTCACTCAGGAACGCGAAGCCTACGCCGATCCCGAGTACATCGAACTGCTGCAAGCCCTTCAGGCGGCCGTCGAGAGCGAAGAAACATTGCGGTGGAGGATGGTCGCGGCCCAAGCACGAATAGAAGCATGGCGAACGATATCCGCAAGTCAACGCGCGGAGGCGAGGACGCTATGAGCGAACCCGTCTACTGCATGTTTTGCGTGCACTGCAAATATCCAGCACCGAGTGGTCTGGCCGAGGCATGTCGCCATCCAGATGGAGTGATCGGCGTGGTGCGCCCGAAGCTGCCAACATGCATTGCGATGCGGTCAACCAACGGTAAGTGCGGACCATCAGCGATCTTCTTTGAGAAAAGAATGCCAGAGCCCGTCGCTAAATCCCCGGGTTTTATTGCTCGGCTTTTCGGGAGGCGCAAATGAAGCGCTCAGGATTCGGCCCCCGTAAAAGCTCACTCAAGCGTTCGCCATTCGCGTTGGCAGACGCCAAGACGCAGATGAAGCGGACGGCGATCAAGTCGCGCGTAAAGAAGCCGACCGTTGCCGAGGGATCGAAGTATCTGGCGGCTTGCAGAAACGAGCCTTGCTACTTGAACGTGAAGTGCCCGTGGACCGACTGGGAAGACCCGACTGTTGTCGATTGCCATTCCAATCAGGAAAAGCACGGCAAAGCTGGCGGCCTCAAGGCAAAGCATTGGTTCACCGTTCCCGGCTGCGACAAGTGTCATGAGTGGTTAGACCGAAGCGGTGCGCCATGGGACGAGAAGTGCGCTGCCTTTGATGATGCCCTCGTTAGGTGGGAGCCGCGTCGGGCTAGAAAGATGGGCATTGAACATAACGAACTGGAGGAAGTATGAGCGATGAGATTGTGGAAGTTGAGCTCGCTGAATTCCCGAAGAAGGGCCAATCGGGAAATGGTACAACGCACGGCTATACCGTCGAGGCGCGATACACCGGCCACGATCATGTCGTGATCAACGGCGTCGTCTACACGGACAAGTGGAAGCAGGTAAATCCAGACCGGGCGGCAATTGGCGTTCCGGCTCACCGGCCCTTCGAATCCTGGCTGGATCAATGCAATTTAATGAACTACCCGGCGGCGCAAGCTATCCGTTGGTGGTTTCACGCTATCGCCGAGATGGACTTCCACAACATATGTCTTGAGACGAGGCTTATCAAGCACGAAGTTCGGTACTCGTACAGCGAGACGGACGTGTCCGAGCATTGCCTGATCACTGGCGAGGATCGGTCTAGTTGCATGCCGGATTGGGGCAAGAAATGAACCAAGACACGAACCGCGAGGATCGGGTGGAGCGCCCTCGCATCGCTCGCCTAGTCAAGCTGCAGATATTCCGTAAAGACGGCAGCGTGGAGTCCTTCTACCAGAAAGATTGCCTATCGCGCGGAGCCGGTTCGGATCCATACGGCAAGCTGCCGTGTCCATGTGGACAGCCGGAGGAATCATGGACTACCTAGCCTGCATCCTAACCGGCATGATCCTCGGAATTTTCGCATGCGCTCTGCTATGCGGCGTAATCCTCTCCTTTCGCCCGGCACCGCCAACAAAGTATCGAAGGCAGAAGCCGCCAGAGGTGGCGCAGATGCCAGTGGTCGAGGCGGGGTGTGTTTCCTACGAATTTATTAATTTGACGGGGCTCGAAGAATGAGAGTTGCTCATGAAGCTGCGCATGTACAAGAACTGCTGGACATCATCGCTAAAGAATTTGGCCTGACGCGGCCGAAGCGCAAGCGCACCGTATGGGTAAATATGTATAGCGATCTCGGGACGATAAAACCCGGCGTCTACACATACGCCAACGAAGAAGAAGCCGGAACCGCGATGCACGAGAGGCCATATCGGTGGATTGGGGCCTATCGGGTAATTATCGAAGAATGATCGCAAAGCCCTATACAAACTAATGAAAGTTGTATAGGAGTCTTAATTGATATGTTAAAATACGCCATGCCGATTTCGGCACATGTGGAGCGGATCATGACGGATCAGGAACTCGGTGCTTACTGCCAAGAATGGGCGTTTTGGGCGCGAACTCGACGCTATCTCGCGCCCCCCGTGCCGCCGAGCATCATGGCGAAGCTTCAGGTCACGGATCGTGGGGATTGGGAGCCGGACGGCCCGATGAGCGCGGACCTATCGTTCTTCAATATGGCGCTTCACCGTATCGCAGATGATGACCCTGATGGCGGCGCATGCTTCGCGCTGTTCTATTTCCACCGCGCGAAGAACATCAAGGCGCTGGCGTACGATCTCGGGATCGGCCGCCAAACGTTCTACGATCGGATGCACCGTTTTGCTCGACTCGCGATGAAGTGGACTCCGACGATCAAAAAAGTGCACCTGGCCGCAGTTTCGCAAGTGGAAGACATGGCGATGGCAGACTGAAGTGTACGGATTTCCCCGTACATCTTTGTCCCGTACACGATGCCCGTTATTTGATACGATTCTGGCTAGAGTGGCAGTAGTGCCCCAAGCCCGAATCGGATCACACCGGTTTGGGCTTTTTGCGTTTCTCGGAGCCGTGATGGACGATATGTCAGCCTCCGAGCAAGCGATCCTCTCCGAGTTCGGTCTCGATGTGTTTGATGCTGCGGTGCGTGCGGGATATGTTTCGCCACCGATGCGATTGAGCCGTGAAGGTTACGTCGGGCTCCATGAGCTATTTTTGTTCGGCTTTGACGCGGTGCAAGCTGCCGAGGCCATGTACGCAGTTAGGCATTAAATGACCCCAGCAGAAGCCCTCGCGGCAATCGACAAGATCGAGCAAATGATTCACCGGATCCGCAACATGGACGGCGGTTTGAACAATTCGCTCGTCGCTGAGTTAGACCGGCTGCGCGGATTCGTTGGGCAGAAAGAGGTTGCTCATGCTGAGTGAAGGGTGGGATTTGTGATGGGTACCCCGCGTCCTTGCGTGTCGATCGAGGGTAAATTCCTAACGCACGGCGAAGTTGAGTCGCTGCGTTGCGCTGTGACCGCTCTGCATTCCGAGATGTCCGATCCGCTCGCGCTTGGCGGTGACGAGCACGGCCGGTTCATGACCAAGCACTACCGTCGCGACATGGAGCGGGTTTTGAGGCTCATGGGCGTGGTTGAGTAAAGTCCCTGCGCGCTCGGTCAGGGTCGGCACCCGGCAGTTCATACGGACCGACGCGCACCCCAACAGAGGCCCGCCATGTTCGAGCTAATGAGCATCTACTTCAACGCCTGCGCTCGCTGTGCATGGCTTGTGATGCTGGCGCTGGATGAGGCTAGTGAGGCGCTGGCGGATTAACAATGGCAACTCGGCAGTCTCTGGCATTGGACGAAGGGATAGACGTATCTCCGAAACTTTGTTGGGGTGAATGGTTCGACTCCATTCCCGCCACCAATTGAAATGCAACGGCAACAGGCAGGAGCAATCGGGTGAAGCCGCCCGGCCCTCGTGGTCCGAGTCTCAGGTGGTGCGCCAGTTCATAAGCCCAAAGCGCATCCGGATCCTCACGAAATGAGGGCTTTCACGCATCGGGTATGCATTGCCTGATATTTCCCGGAGAGTTGCCGGGACCCGAGCCGTGAGGGTTTTAACGCCGCAATCGCCAATATTGATCGCTCGGGCTTACGGGCCAGTCGAGCGCGCCGCATTTGATGCGGCATCACAGATTGCGCCGCCGCTTCTTAGGTTATGACGCGAAATAACGTCAGTGCCGTTTGCGGCTTCCCTCAGCCTATATAAGGAATCGTATGGAAAACCAGCACAAGAAGATCATTGGATATCGCGAGTTGGATCAAATCGATATCAACAACATGAACGAAGTCAAAGCGCTGGGCGAAAAAGTCCGCGAACTGATCGCTGTTCTTGAGCGCAACGGCACGGGTGATGCACGCTGGCGCGCGATCGCGGAAACCGATTTGCAAAAAGGATTCATGGCGTTGGTCCGTTCAATCGCGCAACCAACGACGTTTTAACCGACCCTCCTTCAGCGTCTCACGCTGAATTGCCGGTAACCCCGGCTTTTTTCTTCGCGCAGACCCGGCGTGCTCGGCCGCTTCGCCTGCTTGGCATAGGCCACAACGCGCCGCTGCCCGGTCAAGCTGCGCAGTGACCGAAACAACACCAGCCGCGCGCTACGTGTCGCTACCGGATACCTTTCTCCGGGGATGGGCGGCGGGAGCGTCGCAACCAAACAAATTCAGGAACACCATGGCGCAGGAAAAGAAAGCCGCGCCGGACTGGGAGCGCATCGAAGCTGACTACCGGGCTGGCTTGCTGTCGGTTCGGGAGATAGCAGCCGCACATGGCATCACGCATGGCGCAATCAACAAGCGAAAGATCCGCGACGGGTGGGAAAGGAATCTCACCGCACGCATACAGGCAAAGGCTGAGGCGCTGGTATCCAAGCGCGAGGTATCCACTCTGGTATCCACGGATTCAGTGGCTACCGATAGGGCGATTGTCGAGGCAAACGCGGAGGTAATCGCGGGCATCAGACTGTCGCATCGAAAGGATATTGCACGCTCGCGTCGCTTGGCGATGGCTCTGTTGGAAGAGTTAGAGATCGTCACTGGCAGTCGCGAACTGTTCGACGAGCTTGGTGAAATGCTCCGGTCGCCAGATGAGCGTGGGAACGACAAGCGCAACGATCTGTACAACAAAGTCATATCGAGCGCCGGCCGCGTCGACAGCATGAAGAAGCTGGCTGAGACGCTGAAAACGCTCGTGTCATTGGAGCGCGAAGCTTACGGCCTGACCGCAGAACAAGGTAACCCCGGAGAAGAGGTGCCGACCAGCCTTGACCATTTCTATGGAGCAACCTGACCGACCAACGCTCAACCCGGTCCTGAGAGCCTTCTGGGCCGCAAAGATAGTCGGTGACAGGCCAGTCCGGAACCGCGTTCTGTATGGAGGGCGTGCATCCTCCAAGTCATGGGATGCGGCGGGTTACGCGACATATCTGGCTAGCAATGCCAAGCTGCGCTTTCTGTGCGTTCGGCAGTTTCAGAACAAGATCGAGGAATCGGTCTATACGCTCCTCAAGAATCAGATTGACCGCTTTGGATTGGCGAGCCAGTTCCGCGTTCTTGACAACAAGATTATCGGGCGCAAGACGGGTGCAGAGTTTCTGTTCTATGGCTTGTGGCGCTCGATTGATGAAATCAAGTCGCTCGAAGGAATTGATGTTCTGTGGATAGAGGAGGGGCACAACCTCACCGCGGAACAGTGGAAAATTCTTGAGGCGACGATCCGCAAGCAAGGGTCGCAGGTATGGGTGGTTTTCAATCCGCGCCTGTCGACGGATTTTGCCTATAAGCGGTTTGTTTTGAAGCCGCCACCCGGGACGCTGGTCCGGCGCATCAACTACGACGAGAATCATTTTCTGTCGCAGACAATGCTGGATGTCATTGCGGCGGCTAAAGAAGAAGACGAAGACGAATTCGCACACATCTATCTCGGCGTCCCGAAAGACAATGATGATGATGCGATTATCAAGCGATCATGGATCATGGCCGCAGTCGATGCGCACAAGGTCCTGAAGTTCGAGCCGAGTGGGCGCAAGCGGATCGGCTATGACATCGCTGATTCTGGCGCCGACAAGTGCGCGACGATCTATGCGCATGGTTCAGTCGCTCAGTGGGCTGATCTCTGGAAGGCTGCCGAGGACGAGCTGCTGAAGTCTTGTACGCGGGTTTGGAATGTTGCCCGAGAACGATCGGCCTCCGTTACCTATGATTCGATCGGCGTTGGTGCGAGTGCTGGTGCCAAGTTTGGCGAGCTAAACGACACCATCACCGATGGGCGCATTCAATATCAGAAGTTCAATGCTGGCGCAGGGGTGTTTCAGCCCGAGGCGGAGTATCAGCCGAAAACCAAGAACAAGGACATGTTCCTGAACTTGAAGGCGCAGGCGTGGTGGCTTGTGGCTGATCGGTTCCGTAATACATACAACGCGGTGCGTCGCGGCGATAAGTTTGCCGACGACCAGTTGATCAGCATAGCTAGCGATACGCCGTATCTTGACCAGTTGATCGATGAGCTGGCGACGCCCAAGCGCGACTACGACAACAACGGCAAGGTGAAAGTCGAGAGCAAGAAAGACCTTGCCAAGTCGACGCGCGAAGGTGGGCCGGTTCCGTCGCCCAACTTAGCGGATGCCTTCGTTATGGCGTTCGCTCCGGGCGTTGAGCCAATGGTCATCGCCGATGACGTTCTAAAACAATTCGCAAACTCAGGCCGCAGATGACGCGCAAGCAACGCAAACGGGTTCAAATGGCCGAGAGGCGCGCGACGCCCCCGGTCGAACCGGCGAAGCCTGCAGATATGCGCATCTCAGTTGAGGCCGAGCTGCTGATGCGCGCGAAGCCTACTCGGGCAGAGAAGCGCGCTTACGCTGAGATGTTCCGCCCATATGAGCCTCCCAAGGGAGTTCTGCCCAAAGGCATGACGGGCAAGACGCTGGCGATGGACGCCGGCTTCGATTACAACTCCGTTGGCAATCTCGGCAACGTCAACGAGATATTCAATCAGGGATATGCGTGGCCCGGGTTCACTGTGCTCGCAGATTGGGCGCAAATCCCCGAGTTCCGCCGGCCTGCTGAGACCTATGCGCGGGAAATGACGCGCAAGTGGATCAAGATCCAGGCAACGGGCGAGGAAGACAAGTCCGAAAAGATCAAGGTCATCGAGGCTGAGTTCAAGCGTCTCAATGTGCGGGCCGTGTTCCGCGAGGCCATCGAGCAGGACGGCAAGTTCGGCCGGTCGCAGATCTTCGTCGACATGGGCATGACGTCGGATCAACTCGATACCGATGAGTTGAAGTCGGAACTGGTCGAGTCCAAAGATAAGGTCGGGTTGGATTCCCTTAAGCGCCTGACGGTTATCGAGCCGATCTGGAGCTATCCGAACCGGTATAACGCGAACGACCCGCTTGACCCTACGTTCTACAAGCCGATTTCATGGTTTGTGATGGGCAAGGAGATTCATTCCAGTCGCCTCCTGACGATTATCACGCGCGACGTTCCCGACATCCTGAAGCCGGCCTATGCCTTCTCCGGCCTGTCGCTGTCGCAGATGATGAAGCCGTATGTCGACAACTGGCTTCGCACGCGGCAGTCCGTCTCTGACTTGATCCATGCCTTCACGGTCTGGACGCTCAAGACGAACATGGCGCAAGTACTCAATGGGGGTGGCGCTGAGAACCTGTTTCGCCGTCTGCAAGTATTCAACATGGGCCGCGACAATCACGGCGTCATGGCAATCGACAAGGACACTGAGGATTTCAGCAACATCTCGGCGTCGCTCGCTGGGCTGGATAAGCTACAGGCGCAATCACAAGAGCAGCAGTGTGCCCCGTCTGGCTTGCCGCTTGTGTATCTGACGGGTATCACGCCCGCCGGCCTCAATGCATCCTCGCAAGGGGAAATTGAGGTGTTCCAAGATACGACCGCGGCGAATCAAGAGGTATATACACCAGCGCTGTCGAAGATCCTGAATCTGGTTCAACTGTCCAAATTCGGTGAAATTGACCCAGAGATTGGGTTCATATGGAATCCGCTGAAGGTCACGTCCGAACTGGACAAGGCGAATATCCGTAAGGCCGAGGCCGAAACTGATCAGGTTCATATCGATTCCGGCGTCTTGTTCCCGGAAGAAGTGCGCGCGCGCATTGCTGGCGAGGAAGACTCTCCGTACAGCGGCATCGATCTGAACCGTGATCTCCCTGAGCCTGTCACGCACAATGGCCAGCCTGGCCCGAACGAAGAAGGGCTAGATCCCCTGGAGCAGCAGCCGCAAGCAGACCCGGGCAGTAGCGGTGGCGCGGCGATGGATAGTTTCGCGCTCGATGCCGACTGGGAAGAGGGCAAGCATACCCGCGCCGAGAATGGCGAGTTCGGTTCTGGTGGCTCATCATCGGGTAAAAAAAAACTAACGAGCAACGAGAAGTCGACTCTTTCATCTTATTCGGGTGACGACTTTCTACGGATCAATTCCGAATTGCGCGAAGGCAACGATAGCGATCCGTCCGTACAGCGATTGGATAGCGCGATCGAGAAGAGCCCACTGACAAGCGGAACGACGCTCTATCGCGGCATGTCTCGCGAATCTGCAAAGAAGTTATTTCCAGGCGGGCAGATCACGCGAGGGATGACAGTTTCTGATCCGGCATTTGCTTCAACATCGAAATCGTCCAGCGTGGCTGGCATGATCGGCTTGGGCGGTGTGGTTCTTAAGATCGAGACGGGTGCAAACGCAACCGGAATCGATATGACGGAACACTCGCGCAACACGCATGAGAAGGAGGTTCTTCTCCCGCGCAATGCAAAGATGAAGGTAATGGGCACGATCCCGCCTAAATCTCCTGGCGATCCGATCGTTGTGCGCGTGTCTTATGGCGACTAGTCATGAAAATACGCGCTCCTAGTAAGAAGCCGATTGTGCTCGGCCCCGCCCATCCGAATCAGGGGTTAGAGGCAGCTTATCGGAAGCGTCTTGACGCGCTTGTGGAAGCGATGAACCGTTCGTTGCTGTATTGGTTGACTGCAGTGTATCGAGCGAATGAGCCCGAGATGGCTCACGATGCTAGCCCAGCGATGGCCTTGCGTTCGGCCATGAAGAAGTTGTCGACCTACTGGCAGAAGCGTTTTGACGACGCAGCGCCCGAGCTGGCGAGATACTTCGCCGAGAACGCGTTCAAGCGCGCGGATGGCTCGCTACAGGCCATACTCAAGAAGGCTGGCTTCACCGTCGACTTCAAACTGACGCGCGAGGCGAACGACGTGCTGCAGGCTACGCTTGGTGAAAACGTTGGGTTGATTAAGTCGATTGCTAGTGAGCACCTAACGCAGGTCGAAGGGCTTGTGATGCGGTCGGTTAGCGCTGGCCGTGATCTGTCTACTCTGTCCGCTGAATTGCATGAGCGGTTCGGAGTCACCAAACGTCGTGCCGCTTTGATCGCCCGAGACCAGAATAACAAGGCGACCGCGACGATTACCCGCGTGCGTCAGCAGTCTCTTGGCATCACGCACGCGAAATGGCTTCACAGCCACGGCGGGCGCGAGCCGCGTAAGTCGCATCAAGCGGCAGACGGAAAGATTTACGACATCAGCAAAGGAATGCTGATTGACGGCGATTACATCTGGCCGGGTCAGTTGATTAATTGTCGGTGTGTGGCGCGGTCGGTCATACCGGGATTGGAGGATTGAGATGGACGATCTAGACGGGCTTGTTGACGAAGCAGTCGGCGGCATGTTTGCGCAATGGGCTATCCGGAAGCAGCGCCAGTCCTGCGGGTGCGTTATCCCGATGCCCGGGGTCTTTGACCACTTTTACTGGACGACCTGCCAGCATTGTTGCAAGCAGCTTTCTATGATGATGGTAGCTGAGCGGCCTACGGCGGCCTGATCACCTTGTAGTCGCGCAGCGGATCGACCGGGAGCACATGGTCCCGGTCCGGAATGACCGGAAACAGGCTCTCGTGCCACGCAATCAAGATTTCCACACTGCTGACTGAATACCCGAACATCCGTGCGATCGCAGCCAGTTGTGCCCCTTCATCTCGAAGGGAGCGCATCGTATAGGCGCGGCAAAGCGCCTCGTGGCGACCGGGGATCTGTTCCATAGCATCTAATATTACAGGCATTCGAAAATGGCAATTGCACTGTCCTCATTCGCGCCTACCGCGGCGATTCCGTTTCAGGCGACGGCGGCCGGTGGGAACGTGGCTTTCCCGACCACGGGCACGCCGACGATTGCGGTTGTCACGAATCTCGGACAGCAGGTTGTTTTTGTCGCGCTCGGCACCAGCACCGTAACAGTCGCGCCCGGCACCGGCCTTGCAATCATGCCGGGCGACAACGTCGTGCTGACGCTCAGTGGTGGCGCGTATCTCGCTGCGGCGACACTCGCCGGCGTGTCTGGCCTGAACATCGCGGTCGGTAACTAATGACCACGCAAATCACGCTGAGCGTTCGCCTCGCGTGGTGGACGATCCCCGCGGCGTGGCTTATCGCTCGCGCATACCGCCCGTTCGTCGGTACGAAGCGCGCGCTTGATGCCGCCGAGTGGGTTTGCTTGCGCGGGATCCGAATAGAAGTCAAGTAGCCCCATCGAATTCAACAAGGCCCGCCACTGCGCGGGCTTTTTTATTGCCTAGACCTATGCCCAAGATTGCCTCAGACGAAGCCATCAAGGGCGCGGGGATCATGCTCATCACGCCCGATGAGGAAGTCTTGTTTCTGCTGCGCTCGCCCGATTCGAACCATCCGAATGAGTGGGATTTGCCCGGCGGCCGCTGCGATGCCGACGAAACGCCTGAGCAGACCGCCGTTCGGGAGACGCAGGAAGAGATCGGATCGCGTCCGTATGGTGAGATCACAAAGATCGCTGACACGTCCAGCAAGGACGACAGTGGCTCTGAAGTCGACTTCATCACGTTCCGACAATTCATCCGACACAAGTTCAAGCCGAAACTTGACGCGTCCGAGCACACGAAGTTCGTCTGGGCATCGCTCAAGAACCCGCCCGAGCCATTGCACCCCGGCGTGCGTGAAGTCGTGGATATGGCGCTTGGCGTGAAGACGGCCAATGACATGGCGATGGACAAAGCAATGGTGTCCGCGCTCTCGTCGCGCAATTTGCTTGCGTTCGATAAAGGCAGTGTCCGCACGTATGACCATGATGGGCGTCTGCATATTGCGCTGACGCATATCAGTAAGGCGAACGTTTGTCCTTATATGGGCGAGGAAATCCCAGATCCGGACGGGACGCTCAGGCTGCAACCGAAGCGCATCTACATGCTGCTGCGCGATCCCGAAGAGATCAAAAAGGCCGTCAAGACCGCGAACATGATCCCCGTGCTCAATGAGCACGTGCCGGTCAGCCCGATCGATCCGAAACAAAAGAACGTCGTTGGCTATACCGGCGAATCCGCCGCATTCAACGCGCCGTACCTCGATAACTCGATGGTCATCTCGGTTCAAGAGTCGATCAGAAACATCGAGAACGGCACCGAACAAGAACTGTCGAGCGCCTACTACTACCGCGCGGATATGACGCCGGGAACATATGAAGGCGCGCAGTTCGACGGCGTCATGCGGGACATCAAATTCAACCATGTCGCCTTGGTCAGCGCCGGTCGCGCGGGTCCAGACGTCATGGTTGGTGACGCAGCAAATCGTTGTGTATTCAAATCCACAGGAGCCTCAAAAATGGGCAAGTCCCTTAGCAAAAAAGCGGTAATGGCCAAGGGAGCCCTTATGGCTGTCCTGGCAGCCGACTCAGCAATTGATCTCAATTCGATCTTGGCTGGCGTGAAGAAATCCAACTGGCTGGCTAAAAAGCCCGGCATCGTGGCCGCGATCAAGCCACTGCTGGCAGCAGACGCGGATATCGCCGACATCGTGCAACTGCTCGACAAGTTGGACGGTGAATCGAACGACGACGACAACATCGCTACCGACGAACCCGATCCGAAGTGCGAAGCCATCCTCTCGATGCTGCGCGGCAAGATCAGCGATGAAGACCTCGCGCAAGTTCAGGCCGCATTGAGCGCGCCCGCTGCGGCTCCTGCTGCGGCAGATGAGCCCGTGCAAACGCCGGGCGCCGCGAACGCGGACCCGAAGAACGGCGAAGGAAAGGCACCGATTCCGGGCGCCACCGATGGCAACGAAGAAGTAAAGGACAAACCGATGGACAAGGCCGCGATGGACAAGGCAATCAAGTTGGCGGTCGACGCCGCTCGCAAGGAAACGGCGAAAGACGTCGAAGCATCGACGATCGCCCGTCTGCGCGGCATCTCGGAAGCCGAAGAAATCGTGAAGCCGTACGTCGGCAAGCTGGTTGCGATGGATAGCGCCGAAGCCGTCTACAAGGCCGCTCTGGGCGCGCTGAAGATCGACACCAAGGACTTGCATCCGAGCGCCTACAAGGCCGTGCTGATTGCTCAGCCGAAACCGGGCGAAGAGCGCAAGCATGCCATGGCGTCGGATAGCGCGGTTTCCGCCTCTTCCGATGTCTCCGAGTGCTTCCCCAACGTTCACCGTTTCGGCTAATCCAATTCAAGATCAGGAGTAAGACATGGGATTCCCCCGTCAGATTAACGTGCAGGCCGCACCCGCAGTAGTGGGCGACTTCTGCGATTCCAATCCGCGCTCGACCGTTGATAACGGTGCCGGTGCTTTCGTCGCCGGCCCTAACGGCCTGACTGTCGGCCTGTTCGCATGGGCCGATCCGACCAACACGTTGCTGAGCAACACCGGCGTCGGCGCGCCGACCGGCTTCATCCACCGCGACCAGCAAGCATTGATCACCGCATTCCTGGGTGATGATTCGATGCTGATTCCGCCGGGCTACCAAGCCACCGCGTTCAACGCGGGCGGCTTCTGGGTGCTCAATTCCGGGTCGACGACTTCGGCTATCGGCAACACGGCTTACGCTAACAACGCGAACGGCTCCGTTGCGTTCGGCTCGGCAGGCTCGCCCCCGACATCGGCCAGCGTCACGGCCTCGATCGCCGCGAACACGAGCTCGGCCGGCACGATCGCGCTCAACGCATTCACCGGCGCGATCGCAGGCACGACCCTGACGGTGTCGGCGATCGCAACCGGCGCGCTTGCTCCCGGTCAGTTTGTCGCTGGCGGCTTGACCGATCCGGCTACGCAGATCGTCTCGCAACTCACGGGCACGACTGGCAGCACTGGCACGTATCTCGTCTCGGTCAGCCAGACCGTTGCAAGCGGATCGCTCACGACTTCGGGGGGCACGTTCACCGCAGGCGGCACGATCACGGGCGTCTTCGCTGTGGGTCAAACGCTCAGCGGCACGGGCGTAACGGCAGGCACCACTGTCACGAACCTGATTTCGGGTGCGGGCGGGGCAGGTACGTATGCAGTCAGCGTCGCGCAAACCACGACGAGCACGGCTATCACAGCATCGGGCGGAACGTTGACCGTAACGGCTGTTGGTTCGGGCGTGTTGAATGTGAACGACACGATTACGGGCGCTGGCGTGACTGCCGGCACCGCCATCACCGGTCTGATCACCGGGCTGGGCGGCACGGGCACGTATGCCGTGAATATCGGCCAGACGGTTGGCAGCGAGACCATCACGGTCGCTGCCGGCGCCGCTACCAAGTGGGTTGCCGCATCGGTCAACGCACCGGGCGAACTGGTCAAGATGGTTTCGTGGCTTAACGGCTAATACGCTCAACTACCGACAACTGCATACGGCCGCCTTTGGGCGGCTTTTTACTGCTCAAAGGAATTTACCATGGCTAAGATGGCCTACGACTTGTCGCCGCAAGAACAGCGTGCAGCGATCGACCTTCACAAACAAAACGCCTTCATCGACTTCGGCGATGCGCAGATGTTTTGCCGTCCGGAGTGGAAGAAGAACATCAACCTCGCGATGGATGCTCAGCCGCAACTCGTAACGGTGGCGAACTCGGGCATTCCCGCGTACCTGACTTACTTCATGGATCCGGACGTGCTGCATGTCCTGACCGCGAAGAATCAGGCAGCCGAGATTTTCGGCGAGAAGCAGAAGGGCGACTGGACAGCATCAGCGTTGCTCTTCCCGGTTGTGGAACGTACGTACGAAGTATCGTCGTATGGCGACTATAACAACAGCGGCCGCGCTGGCATCAACACGAACTTCCCTGAACGTCAGCCTTATATTTATCAGGTCGTGTGTGAATACGGCGAGTTGGAAATCGAGCGCGCAGGGTTGGCAAAGATCGGTTTCGTTGCTGAGCAGAAGGACGCCGCTATCGATGGCCTGAACAAGTTCCAGAACCTGACGTACTTCAAGGGCGTCTCTGGCTTGCAGAACTACGGTGCACTCAACGACCCGGCACTCTACCCGGCCATCGCACCGATCCCGAAAGCCAACGGCGGGCTCACGTGGCTCAATGGTACGGCACCGAACGCATCGGCCAACGAAGTGCTTGAAGACATCCAGCAACTCGTCACGCAGTTGATCAACCAGTCGAGTGGTCAGATCGATGTGCGCAGCGAGTTTGTTCTTGCGATGTCGCCGCGCAGTGAAATGGCGATGACCTTCACGAACTCATTCAACGTGAACGTGTCGGATCTGTTGCGCAAGAACTTCCCCGGGCTTCGCGTTCAGACCGCAATCCAGTATGGCGCGCTCACAGCACAGAACCCGCAAGGTTCGGCGCTGGGTGAAATCGTGCAACTCTGGGCGCCGCGTGCAGCCGGTCAGGACGCCGGGTATGCAAGCTTCAACATGAAGCTTCGCGCAGGTCGCGTGATCCCCGATCTGAGTTCCTTCAAACAGAAACTCAGCCAAGGCACGAATGGCTTCATCCTTCGCGAGCCCTTCGCCATGGGCACGCTCATCGGCGTGTAAGCGCAGCACAACGCGCGATAGGGTCGCACCTGACAAGCTGGGTTGACCGCCAGCTTCGCGCGTTCTTCTGGTCTATCAAAGTCATCAATACTCCTAAAAAGGCGGTCACATGGCAACGCAAGAATCGACGCTTACCCTCAAGAAAAACAACGACGTCCCGAGCACTGCAACAGTCACGGTCGCATCAAAATTTCCGATGGACTTCACCCTGCGCCTGTATGACTTCGTCAAACGCTACGAGGCCATCGTGGGGGGCGGTTCGCGCGAAATCAAGATCGCCGAGCGTCGCCGCGACGAGCGAGATTTCATTGTGCAGGGCAATAGCTGGCCGCAGAACAAAGGCCCGCATCAACGAATCGACTTCGGGTTCGCCATGACGCCGGGAATCCCGAAAGATTTCTGGCTTGAATGGCTAGATCAGAACAAGGATGCGGCTTTCGTCAAGAACGGCATGTTGTTTGCCCATGTCGAGGCGGCGAGTGCGCTGTCAGAAGCGCGCGAGAAGGAAGCGGAGAAATCCGGTCTCGAACGTCTGGATCCGAAAAATCTGCCGAAGGGCATTCAGACGGCCGATGAAATGCGCCGTCCGAGTTGATCATGTCCTGCGTCTACGGCGGCATCGTCACCTTTTCATACGAGGACTGGAGCGCGGCCTATCCGGAGCTTTCGAACTACGTGTTTCAGCCGCAGGCGCAGCAGTATTTCAACCAGGCTCAGCTTTACTGCGACAATACGCCGTGCAGTCCGATCACGGATTCGAGTCTGGGTGGTCAGCGCGAGACGCTACTTAATATGCTAACCGCTCATATTGCTGCGCTGAATGCCCCGCTCAATGGGCAGCCGTCATCTCCACTGGTTGGCCGCATCAGCAACGCCACACAGGGCAGCGTGAGCGTCGCCACGCAATACGATCAGCCGGCTGGCTCGGCGCAATGGTTTTCTCAGACAAAATATGGGGCTGCGTATTGGGCCGCCACCGCGCAATTCCGCTCGATGACCTACGTTCCCGGCTATGCGCCCTTCAACAACCGGCGTGGCTTCGGCAATCCTTGGGGTG